ATAACAGAGGAGGATTAAATGCTAGAAATAATAATGAGAATTTTAAGTGCAGCAGTTACAATATTTTTAGTTTTCTTTTTAGTCAGCTATCTGTATACTTTAGTTGAAGATGTAAAAAAGAATCTTAAAAATATAGCCAGAATTAATTATACACTTCACAATGTGATATATTTTTTAGTATTTTGTTTTTTTATTTTTCTGGTGTTTTATGCAATAATAAATTTGATTGTATTTTTTGCAATTAGAGTTTAAAAAGAGTTGCAAATATTGATAAAATAAGGTATAATTAGGAGGTAAAGTTGAACATAAAAAAAGAACTTACACAAGAAGATATTAACGAACTTTTAAAGGACAAAGAAGTTTTGTATTTATTGCAAGATTTAAAAACGGCTAAAGCCTTTGAGGACAATATCAAAATTACTATATATATAAAAAAAGGTAAAGTAAAAGACAGGCAATACACAACAACAAAATATCATAGGGGCAAATAAACCTCAGCTGAGTGAGCCGCTGAATAGATAGATTAGAAATAGTCTATTTGTTTAGTGGCTCTTTTTTTGTCTAAAAACTAAAAAGGTAAAGGAAAAATGAAAGATGAAAACATAAAATTATTGATTAAAAATGAGTATGAAAACGGCACAAGTATGAGTGTTTTAGCAAAGAAATACAACATAAAGTTAAATACAATAAAAACTTGGAGTGCTAAAGAAAAATGGATTAAAAAAAAACGTAATACCACAACCAAAAAAGGTACAACCAAAAGCAGCAAAAAACAACCAAAAAAAACGGTTGTGATTGATAAAGAAACTCAAATAAAATCAGACATAATTAACGATATTCCTAGAGAAGAAATTTTGGAAAAACATGGAATAAAAAAGAGTACTTATTATAACAAAGTAAAAAGTGTTAGAGAAATCCAAATTAAAAAAAGCCAATCAATTTTAACTAAAATCGCAGATGAAAATTATAACGATTTGAAAAAGCAATTGTTGGAATTAGAAAATGAGAAAAGAAAGTTAAAAGAAAAATTTTTGGAAATCGGATTGGAAGATGATGAGACTCTGAAACGTATAAATACACGCCTAAAAGTCTTAAAAGAATTTGAAAAAGAGATTTACAAAGGCGGACAGATTGTTGGAAACTATCGGCAGGCAGAGTTGGAAATGGAATTGGAAAATGAAAATATACAAAAAGAAAAACTTGAAATAGAGAAATCTAAACTTAAAACAGATGTGAATGAGGATAACAAAATAGAAATTAAGTTGGTGGGGATCTGATGAAAATAGTGAGAGAAGTAAATAATCATTTTAAAGAATTTTTGTTAGATAACAGTCAACATATTTATTTTTTGCTAGGAGGTTACGGAAGTAGCAAATCGTTTAATGCGGCAGTTAAATTGGTGCTCTTATCGTTGCAAGAAAAAAGAAAAATTTTGGTTGTAAGACAGATAAGAGAGAATTTAAAAGAGAGTTGTTATGCGGATATACAAGATATTATATATAGCTTTGGACTAGAAAAATATTTTTATTTCACATCAACGCCGATGAAGATTGTTTGTAGTGTCACAGGAACAGAGTTCATTTTCAGAGGATTGGATAATGTCAAGAAAATAAAATCAATAAAAGACATAGATACTATTTGGATTGAAGAGGCAGATGAGATTGATTATAAATCATTTAAAGAGCTTAAATCGAGATTGAGAAGTATAAAAAACAGAAACATATTGATATTGACAACTAATCCAAATGAATTTGGGGTATGGACGTATAAATATTTGAGTGAAGTACTAAAAAGAGTTGGTAAAGATGAGAATAATCTATATACTGAGCGAATTATGAAAATAAAAAATGAAGTAAATCTAAAAAAAGGAAATGTATTTTCTGAAAACATATATTTACATCATTCCGTGTATACAGATAATAAATTTTTACCTGACAACTTCATAGCAGACTTAGAAACCGAAACAGATGACTATTTAAGGGCAATAAAGACATTAGGAAGATTTGGAAGTGCTGGAGATACATTATTTAGAAATTTACATCATATGGAGCAAAGCAGGATAGAAAAATTGATTGAAGGAAAGTGGAATAGATTCGCTGGATTCGATTTTGGTTTTAGTAACTCATACAATGCAATAGTAAGAGTCGTAATAGATGAGGAATTGAATGATTTGTATATCTATGAAGAATTTTACGATAATCATTTAACTGATGTGGAAATGTTAGAAACTGAAATGATACAGAAATTGATAAATGACGGAGAAGTTGTTTATGCAGATAGTGCCGAGCCAAAAGCAATAGCCTTTTACAACATGAACAACGTAATGATTAACCCTGTCAAAAAAACGAGTGACATAAGCAAGGCAGGAGTTAAAAAGATACAATCATTTAGAAACATATTTATTGATAAAAATGTGTGTCCTAACACATATAGAGAACTGACAGAAATGAAATGGTTTTTTAATAAAGACGGATTAATAGCAAAAAATCCAAAAACACAAAAGCCGTTTAATATTGACCCACATTCATTTGATGCTATTAAATATGCACTAAGTGATTATACACCATATATATTAAATAAACATTATTACAAGAGGGAGGTGGATAATGAGACTTAATATTTTTTCAAAAGGATTCTGGAGTACCAGGTCACCAGTTACGTTATCTGAATTTATAAATAATTATTCTCTTGGAGACGAAGATCCTGAAAAGTTTTTGAGCCAGCTATACAAGAATCCGTTTACATCTAGTGCGATAACAAGAATAAATGAAGCAATTAACAATTTAAAATGGGGAACATATAAAAAAGGATATAGCGATAATGTGAAAGATGTAAAAAGCAGTTATGTGTTAAATACATTACAAAATCCTAACTCTTTGCTCAATACAGACCAATTTATAAATTATTTTGCTTTGTATTATATCTTGTTTGGAGAACTGCTTGTAATGAGAGTTGACTTATTTACGAAAGCTGAACTCATCTTATTCAAAAAAGGCTCTTATCACGTTGAATATGATAATGAAAATGTACTTAACGGGATTAAGTCGATAAGAATAAATAACAAAGAATATAAAGGCGAAGACTTAAAAATGTTTCACTATATAAAAGGTGTGAATGTTTATGATAATATCGCCGGAGCAGGACACGGAATAAGCAAGGTGCAATCATTAACAGCTTTGCATAATTATTGGTGCTACATAATGCAATGGAATAACAGCATATTGAAGAATGGCGGTAAGAGAAATCTGATTATTGTTGTTAAGAAGTTTTTAAACGCTTTTAAGAAAAAAGAAATTAAGAATGAAATAGAGCAGAATAGCGGCTCTAGGAATGTAGGGAAAGCACTTATCCTGGATGGAGAGGGTGCAGAAATAAAAGAGGCAGACTTTTCACCACAGGACTTTGATTTTTTAAATGCTATGGACGAAATAAGGAACACAACTGCTGCTGTAATGAATGTGCCAAGTATCTTAATTGGGGATAGAACAAACAGCAAGTTTAGCAACTACAAAGAGGCTAAAAAAGATTTGTATACTGAAAATATATTGCCACTTGTTGAACAGATAGCTGAGTATCTTAATAACATTATGAAAGATAAGTTGGAAAGTAACGAATACATAGATTTTGACACAAGCACAATTGGAGTACTTAAAGAAGACAGAAAAGAGAAAATGGCAATGCTTAATAATCTTAGTTATTTAACGATAAATGAGAAGAGAGCAGAGCTTGAATATCCACCTATCGAAAATGGAGACGATATTTTAATAAGTACATCAATGACATCACTCAAAGAAATGTATGAAGAAGAAAAACCAGTTGAGGAGGAAGATGATGGCGAAGAAACTGAATCAAGTAAAGAAGAAAATGAAGAAAATCAAACTGACTAATTCTCAAAAAAAGATAATCGCCAAAAGACAGTTGAAAATGCGAAACAGATTAATACTTAAATTATTCGGACGGCTAAGACTGGTATTTAAGCAACTTCGTGGTGACATTGATGTAAATGAGCAGATGTTTTTAGGAGAGTTTGCATGGGAAACATTTAGCAACCAATTGTTTATAGAGCTAAAAAAAGGAATATTTGAAACTGTAAATGAGACATCTAATTTCTTGATTACACATCGTGGAATTGATAAGAAGTTGATCCCGGCGGTTAAGAACAAAACATTGAAAGCATTAAGTAAAAAAGTAATTGCTGAAAAGGTAACAAATATCACTAAAACTACGAAAGACATTTTAAATAAAATCATAGTTCGTGGGCAGGAAAGTGGAACAAACATAAGGGATATTGCAAAAGAGATAACTCAAAAAGTAAAAGGTATGGAAAAGAAAAGGGCAATGATTATTGCGAGAACTGAAACAGCTACTACTGCAACAACAACATATCACAATGGATTGGAGCAGGCAGGACTGGAAAAGACTTGGTGGCACGTTGGTGGTGGTAAAACTGACAGGGAAAGCCATTTGAAATGCGATAAGGAAACTATCCCAGCAAATGAAACTTTTAGTTGCGGACTTAAACATCCACATCAGTTAGGAGCACCAGCGAGTGAGATTATAAATTGTCATTGCGAATTAATATAGGAGGTGTAAAGTGGAACAATTTAATAAAAGTGTCAAAATGGTATTGAAACAAGATACTGAAGAAAAAGGAATAATTGAAGGGCAATTGGTAACACATAGTGTTATTGATAGCTACGGTGATTATTTTGATAAAACAGCGCTTGATAAAGTAGATAAGGATAAGACTTATTTCTTGCTACATATGCACGACTGGAGTAAGGAAATCGGAACTTTGAAAGTTTATCAAGATGAAACTGGAAATCTTAAATTTTCAGCCAAACTTGATTTATCAACAGATGAAAATGGTAATGCTTTGAATTTAGATGCCCAAAAAGTTTACTCGATGATGAAAAATAACGGAGCAAACTATGAAATGTCTGTTGGCGGATTTTTAAAGCAAAGAGAGTTTGGGAAAGTACATACAGATAAAGGCGAAGTGAACGCTAGAATAATTAAAGAGTTTGAAGTTGTCGAGGGCAGCGTAGTTTTAAAAGGCGCAGTGCCTGGAGCGACTGTGCAAACAGTAAAAGGCGATAACAATATAAATAAAAATAAAGGAGATGATAATATGCCAAAAAATATTGAGGATTTGGAAAAAGGAATTGAGAAAAATACGGATAGTATTAAAAAAGCAGGAAAAAAACTGAATGAATTAGAAGAAAAAGCAGCTAAGATTACAGAATTAGAAGAAAAATTAAATAAATCAAATGAGGAAATTGGGAAAATGGCTGGTGCTTTAGATGAAGCTATGAAAAAAGGTATTGCCAATCCAGAAGTGAAAGAAAAAAAAGAAACTGATGCGTTTGTAAAATTTTTAAAAACAGGGGACAGAAATGTTGAAGGATTAATTAAGGCGCCTATAATGACGACAGGGGTAACTCCAATTTTAATGCCGTCAATATTATCAAATGAAATTTTGAAAGAGACTAAAGAAATATCTAATTTCCTAATGAAAGGTAAGATTGTAACTTTAAAGGAAAAATCAATTATTATTCCAGTTAGAAACGAAATAACTGAAGCGAATGAAATTGTAAAAGAAGGTGCTGGGAATACTAGAGATGGTTCTTTGGCTTATAGTCAAATTGAAATAACTGCAGGAATGAGACAAGTAAGATACCCAGTGACAGACGAAACAAGAGCAGATACGGCGTTTGATATTGTTGGAGAAATAAAAGAAGCTATTTCAGAAGAATTTGGTCAAACATTATCGGCTTTAACACTAAAAGGAACTTACAACACTACAACAGAACAATGTATTGAGGGATTTTTAACAAATGCAGATGTATTAGCTGGTGCGGTAACAACTAGCGCGGTAAATAAAGTTTCTTGGGAAGATATGGTGAAACTTGAAACTGGTATGAAATTAAGTTATAGGCAAGGTTCGGCTTATTATGTGTCGCCAAAATTATATGAAGAAATGAAATTGTGGAAAGATGCGAACGGTGTACCTTTATGGAATACAATTAGGGACGGGGCTACAATGAGATTCAATGGATACCCAGTTTATGTCGAAGAGTTCTTAGATGATATAGCAACTGGTAAATATCCAGCTGTATTCTGTGACTTTGCGAAAGGTTATACATATGTTATGAAACAAAACTTTGAGCAAGAATTACATAGAGATCCTGACAAGAGAATCACAACATATTTTACTAGAATTAGAATCGGTGGAAAAGTTACAAGAGCCAAAGCGTTCTCGGTTTTAAAAGTAAAATAGAGGTGGTTTGAATGCTGATAACAGTAGAGGACTACGAAAAAATAACAGGGACAACCTTAGCTGATAATGAAAAAGTTAGGGTTGAAACCTTGCTCGGTATTGCAATTAGTCAGATTGAAAATGTAATTGGATACAAATTAGAAGTTGAGGAACTTACAGAGGATTATGATTATAACAAATATATTTACTTAAATAAGCGTCCTGTCATTGAAGTTAAAGAGATTGACATTGATAAAGAATATAAGCATCGAGGGAATTATATTGAGATGGTTAAATTCAAGTGTTGCCCTTGTTGCAATAAAGAGCAAGAATTGGAAATAACTTATAAAGCCGGATATGATGAACTACCTAGTTGGCTTAAATATGAACTTTGTATGCTTGTAAATGACTTTATTAATAGCATGGATGAAGAGAGCGGGAAGTATAAGAGTTATAAGATTGATGACATTTCTTACACATTTGTGGATTTTGTGGCTAATAAAAGAGAAAAGATTGAAAGTGTTGCGAGGCGGATATATGGCTGAAATAATTTATCAATTAGAAGGATTGGAAAAATTAGATAAAGAACTGAAGTATTTGAGTTCTCATGCTGTGAAAGTTGGAGTTTTAGGAAATGGGAGCAATAACGGTGTATCTGTTCAGGATTATGCTGTTTTTAACGAATACGGGACAAGCCGTGGTATTCCTCCGAGACCGTTTTTTAGATTATCAGTAGGTACTGCAAACGCACAGAATGAGATAAAAGAATATATGAAAAATCAAGTCGAACAAATTATTCAAGGCGGAATGACTGGGCAACAGGCTTATGAAAATCTAGGGGAATTTGTAGTCCAAAAAATAAAGAAAACAATAGCAAGCGGGAACTTTGCAGCACTTAATCCACAAACTGTAAAGAAAAAAGGTCATAGTAAGCCACTTATGGATACACATTCGCTTTATGAATCAATAAATTTTGAAATTGTGGGGGCATAGAATGGCGCATAAAACATTTATACCAAAGAGATTTTTTAGTAAATGCAAAATATCAAAAAGAACAAGTAAGTGGATTAATTCGGAACTGGTTGAAGTTGATGAAAGTATAGATTTTGAAGGAGCGGTATTTAATCTTAACAGGCAGGACATAAGTATGCTTGTAGATCAAGGTATACAAGTGACTTTAGATACTAAAAAAATATACTGTTATATCGATATTGACTTGAAAAATAAAATTGAATTTGAGGGAAATAACTATATTGTAACAACGGCAAAGAACTATATGAAACACGATGAACTTAGAATTTATTATATTGAAAGGGTGCAAGAATGAAAAACGAAATATTGAGAAAATTGTTAGCCAGTTTCGTAGATTTTCAAGTTATTCGTGATAATTATGTAGCTAAAAAGCCAACAGAATGCGCTGTTATGCATGTGATAAGTCTTAATAAGTCGGCATACAGTGCATATAGAACTGTTGAAACAACAGATACGCAAATTAAGGAAAAGGCTTTGAGATTAGTTATTGCTTATTTGCAATTTGATTTTTATGCACCAACACAGTCAAGAGCAGAAGAAATGGCTAGCGAATTACTTGAGGTTATAGTATTTAAGAAAAGACACGACTTGATTAGGAACGGATTTGGACTAAGCAATGATGAAATAGAAATAAAAGATTTAACTTTCCTCGAGGGCAGTCAGTACATTTACAGATTTAGTTTTGATGTAGAAATGAATTGGCGAGAATCAAGTGAAAGAGTAAGAGATTTAATTAAAGATGTGGAAGTGAAAACGGAGGTAGAGAATGGCTAAGAAAATAAAAGTAACGGTAATAAGACCAACAAAACCTTTGCTATTAGGTGATTTTGGGAAAGTCTTATTTATAACTAAAGAAGCAGATAAACCTTATAAGAAATACACAAAATTAGATGATGTTAAAACAGATTTTGGGGCTGATTCTAAAATGTACAAAGGGGTGGAAACATTTTTGTCACAAGAGGATAGTGATGGAAATGTAATTCAGCCAGATGTTTGGTATTGCGCAAGTAAAGCAACACCGAACGAAGAATTTTTAGATAGTTTACCAACTGGCGATTTTTACGGTGTGATTGTAGATTTTTATGATGAAGAATTTACAAAAGCATTGGCTAAATGGCTAACTAGAAATGTTAAATTTGCAGTTGTGGCTAATTCGACAGCTGAGAATAACAAATTAAAAGAAAGTGTAAGAATATATTTTATGGCAGGAAAAGCTGAAGGCGGAAACTTGGATATATTTGGATTGCCGGCTTACACGTTTGCTCAAGGAATCAATGGGCGTTGGAGTGACAGAAGAATATTAGGAGTAGATCCGTCGGCTAAAACTTTGACAGAAGAAAGTGATAATGAAGAAGGTAATATTAATTACACTAGAAATTTTGTTGGATACAATGCTGTAACAAGCGGTTCTTGGTGTGCTGATGGTGTAAGACATGCAGACCAAACAATTAAAATAGATGCGATTGTGCATAATATTGAAACTAATTTGGCTAGAATGTTAATTGAAGAAAAGAATACAACGATGGACGGCGAAGGTATTCCAAAAGTTGAAGCACTATTAAATAGAGTAATGTTGGCAATGGGAAAACAAGGAGCAGTTGCTAAGAATAATAGTGGCGAATACTTATTTAAAGTTACAGTCCCAAGCATTGAAGACACTTCGGCACAGACAGGATTGACTGTAGACGATTACATCAATCGTACACTTAGAAATGTAAAAATTGATTTTACAATAAGCACAGAAATAGAAAAAATTGAAGTCACTTTGGTTTGGCATGACGAACCATTAACAGCATAAGGAGGTAGGAAATGGGAAATAATTTTTTAGAAAAATCATCTGATTTAAGTCAAGTAGATTTAATTATAAATTTTCCAGGAGCAGGAATTGGATATTTGATTAAGGAAGCTACTGAGATAGAAAATAATCCGACAGAGGATTCACACACATTAAGTGATCCAGGCATAAAAGGAAACGTTATTACAATACAAACAAGAGTAACAAAAAGAGAAATAAAAATTACAACTATCAAGGGTTCTGATGATGATATATTTTTAACAAAATGTAATGCAAATCCAAAAGGCGTGTTAGGAACATTGACATATATAGATAATTCGGGAATGAATAAAATTGTCGGAAACGGTGAAGGCGTATCAGTTCAAAAAGGCGGAGAAAGAAAGAATAATACCAAAGATGTCACTATTGAATATACAGTTCAATGTGCAAAATATAAAGAAATAGTATAGGAGGATAAAAAATGGCAAATAAAGAAAATGAAAAAATAGAAGAAAAAGAGCAAGAAAGCAATGTTTTTATTGATAATTTAGGAAGATTAAATATTAAGGAGCAAGAAATATATGTAGATGCGGAAGGAAATACAAAAGTTTTTGATTTTCAGTTGACTAAACCACAAAATTTACAATTATATCAAAAAACATACTTAAATTTAGTAGCGAATAATGACTACTTTACATTCGCAAGTATTCTTTTGCCTAAAATGGTTGAATTTCCAAAGGAAGCTAGAAAAATTGAATTTTTTGAAAACGATTCAGAAGCATTAGTAGAGATATGTGAGGCGATTGTTGTCTTTATGGAAAAGTTGAAAGAGAAGAAAAAAAGAAAATTGAATATGAAACTCAAATAGCAGAAGAGCAATATGAAAATCCTTTAGTAAAATTAAGATGGGAATTTATTGTGAAAAGGAATATAAAAGATCCTAACATTGTCTTGGATATGGATAATGTTAGGTTTTTCCAATGGATTAGAGCGATAATGGATTTTGAGGAAAAGGAGAATTAGAAAATGGCTGGTGGAAATAAAATAGAAGTAGAAATAGGTTTCAAAACTAATGACAGTCCTATTGATAAAATAAAATCAAAAATGAATAGTGTTGTGCCAGTCGCTGACAAATTAGAGAAAAAAGTATCAAAAATAGGTAACGGTGTCCGTGTAACAGCTCTTGATAGATTAAGGTCTCGAATGTTTAGCATTTTTACACCTGTCAATAAACTTCGAGAAAAGATGAAAAATATTGGTAAGGGTATAAAAATAGATGCCGCAGTAAGATTAGGTTTTGCTTTGCAAAGAATATTACCAATTACAAGCAGAATAGGTGCAAGTTTGAGTAATCTAAAAACAAAATTGACATCATCACTAAACGGGAAATTATTTAATTTTGGAGATAAAATTAATTCTAACGGATTAAACGGATTGGTGAATAAGCTCGAAAAAATACCGTTTGTTGGAAGTAAAATAGGAAGTAGTTTTGATAAATTCAGGGACAAAATGAATGGCATTTTAAGTTCTGGAAATATTCTTGGCACAACTTTCAAAAGTTTAGGTTCTAAAATAAAAAGCTCCTTTTCGGTAGATAATTTGAAAAAATTTGGTTCAGCATTAAAGGGGATTGGAAGCAAAATAACAGGAATAATAGGCAAATTAGGCGGATTACTTGGTAAACTAGGAGCTGTTGCGGGTATTGCTGGTGGACTTAGCTTTGCAGGACTAGCAAAGGCTTCTGATGAAAATTCATTGAGAAATTCTAGGCTTAAGATGGTCACTAATGATGTCGGTGGATTGAAACAAAAAACTTTTGCGGCGGCTCAAAGCAGTGGAGCAGACTATGGAGCGCAACTAGATTCGATTGCTAAACTTAAAATGCTTACTAACGGATTGTTTAACGACAATGAAGCAGTTAAATTTACAAGTACATTGGATAAAGCGTTCAAAGTATCGGGTACATCAGCTGAAGAAGCGAAGTCAGCAATGTTTCAGTTAAATCAGGCAATGACTTCTGGAAAATTACAAGGTGATGAGTTTAGGTCTGTAATGGAAAATGCTCCAATTTTAGCTCAAAAAATAGCAGAGTCAATGGGAGTTTCAATGGGAGAACTTAAAAAGTTAGGCTCTGAAGGTAAAATTACTTCAGATGTAATCAAAAATGCAGTGTTAGGAAGTGCTGGCGAAATAGAAAGCAAATATAAAGATATGCCCCTTACTTTTGGAAAAGTTTGGCAACAAGCACAGAATGCAGGGCAACAAGCCATGGATGGATTACTTACAAAAGTAAATGAATTGCTTAAAACTAATGCTGGTCAAAAAATGGCTCAAAGTGTACAACAAGCATTTTCAGGAATGGCAACAATGGCTGACGGTGCATTTGATGGAATATTAAATATTTTCGGAAAATTAAATTTTGCACCACTATTAGCTCCATTACAACAAATAGGTGGATTGATAAAACAAGCATTTAGTGGAATTAGCGGAGATGGACTTGTGAATGGGATTGCTAATGGATTAAATACGATTATTAGTTTAGCCGGGCAAGTTGCAGGAGTATTTGGTCAAATGCTTAGTGGTATTAATTTTGGACAGATAGGGCAGATATTTAGTGATATAGGCAATGCTGTTATGACATTATTTTCCAATATTGATTTTGGGAGTATAGGAAATATGTTTGCAATGGCTTTCGGACAGATTATGCAGGTTGTATCTATGCTTACTCCAGCGCTTGCGCCAATAATGCAAATATTTGCAGTAATTGTTAATTTAGCAGTTCAAATTGGTACTGCTTTGATTCCAGTAATTGGTATTATCTTGCAAATAGGAGCAGTATTAATATCGGCAATAGTTCCAGTTGCTCAAGTTGTAATCGGTGTATTTGCTGGAATTGTAGGAGTTGTAGTTGGAGTGTTCTCAGCAATAATAGGTGTAGTTGCTAGTGTTATGGGAGCAGTACTCTCTGTTATTTCAGGAGTTATTAATTCGATTGGTGCAGTAGTAAATAAAATTGCTACATTTTTTACTCAAGGATTCAACAAGGCAAAAAGTATTGCACAGGGTGTGATTAATGCAATTAAAGGCTTTTTTAATGGATTAGCAAGTGTGGTAAGTGGTATAGCAAGTAAAATAGCAGGTATGTTTAAAATTAAGCCGCCGTCTTGGCTTGGATTTTTAGGTGGTGGTAAAGGCAGATATATAGGTGACAAGTCGTGGGAAGGTGGACCAGTCACTGTTGCAGAAAAAGGTGCAGAAATGATTAGGCTGCCAAGCGGTCAACAGTTCTTAGCTAATGAGGAAATGACTATGAACTTGCCGCAAGGTACTAGAATTTCAACCGCTGAAGCAACAAGAAGAATGATGAGAGATCAGTTTGGTAAATCATCTAAGAAAGCGATTGACAGTAAAAAATCAAGTTCTAGTAGTAAATCAAATAATGGCGGAAGTTCGCAAAACATTTTTTCACCTACAATTGTTGTCGAAAATTCAAGTGGAAATGATAGAGAACTAACAAGAAAAATTGAAGAAATTTTGAGAAGATTTTTTGAAGAAAAATATATAGCGATGGGAGGTTAGGCAATGGATTTTAGCGGATTAAACGCAAGTAAGCAAAAAATAAAAGGGAATCCTTTTGGGAAAATAGCTTATGAAGGAACAAAAAACAAGTTATACAACATAGGATTCAATAGTGTTTTAGGAAGCATTGGGGCAACTGCTTATGGCATTGCCTTGGCTCATTCCACGGAAGTCAATCAATTTTTTGACAGTATGTTTGGCTTTAAACTCTTTAAAGAAGCTGAAAGGTGTAAAATCAATGACATAGAACTTGAGTGGGTACAAATAAAAAGTGATGAAAGGGATAGCAGTGTTAAAACTCATTCGCTTGAGGATAGAGATAGCACATTGATAAGCAGTAATGTTTCACACGGTAACAGAAAATATAGTATTTCTGTTATTTTGAGTGATTTGGTTACTAAAAATGCTGAAAGTATTTATGAACAAATCGTGGAATTGTGGCAAAAGAAAACGTTGTGCACAATTTCTACGGTTGAGACAATAGAGGATATGGTTATTACTAAAGTTTCACGAAGTTACAGCACACAGTCAACGCTAGAATTTGAAATTGATTTTGAAGTTTTGGAGTTTGCTTACTTGATGAGAAAAGGCGATGTTTTAGATTCGGAAGCAACTACATTGAAAGATGAGCAAAAAACAGGAGTTGCAGGAACAAAAGACAGCGGTCTTAGTTTTGGAGGATTTTTGAAATGAGAATTGAGATAGATAAAAAGAAAATTCCTTACGTGTTTACATTTAAAAGCGGAAATGAAATATATTTGCTTAGAATTAAGCATTTTAAAAGCAATAATCGAATTTATGTTGATGTGATGAACGAAAATGGTGAGATAATGCTTGAAAACGAAAAACTTATATATGGACGTCCGCTTGGCTGGTTTATAAACAAAGATGAAAACAACAATATAAATAATAAGTTTTTAAATTGTTATATCGTGCCGCTTAGTTTTGATAAAAAAGAAGTTCCGATTACTTACGAAAATTTTTGCGAAACTATATTTTTAGAATATTTTGATATATTTAATCTAGGAGAAAAAAATGCTTAATAAATTATTTTTGGAGCGAACAGAAATAAAGATTCAAACAACCGAAGGTGACTTAAATTTTATTTTTCCGAAAGATTTTAATTTAAATGATCCGAGCGTTATAAATGGGGTTGAAATAAAATGGAGTTATAAATCAGTAAACGAAGAACCTAACGAGTTTGATTTGGAGATAAAAGGGCTAACAAATACGACTATTGCTAAAGTAAAATTAAAGGATAGTGTTAGACTTGTAGCTGGATATAGAACAGACATAGGCGAAGTGGCTAGTGGTATTGTGACTAGAAAAGAAGTTGATGACAGAATCTTGAAATTAAAATGCCGTGAAGTTCCAACAGATTTTAAGAAGTTAGTTAGTGCCGCTTATGCTCCAAATACGACAGCAAGTACAATAATTAACGATTTAGCGAATAAGTGCGGATTTACTGTTAAGCAATGTGAACTAAAGAATGATAAAGTTTATAGCATTGGAGAAAGCATTTTAGGCAGCGGATTGTATGAAATAGGTCAAATTGTAAAAGATTGTGACAGCCAGATGACTACAAAAAATGACTTTATCTATATTTATCACAATGAAATAAACACGGAAAAGGTTGTTAAATTGAGTTATCAAAGTGGACTTTTAGAAGAGCCTAAGCCACAAAATATTGAAGAAATAAGTTATAAAGTCGAAAAGACAAGTAAAACAGGTAGCAAAACAACAAAGAAATCAAGCAAAAAAGTAACAAAAAGCTCAAAAAACAGTAGTCAATCTAAAAAAACAGAAAAAAAAGAAGAACTTAAATATGATTATGAAATTAAATGCTTGTTAATTTATTATTTAAAAAAAGGTGATTTAATTGAATTGATAAGTAATGAAATCTCAACGATGTGTCAAATTGTTGAAATCAGTGATATTAGTGATTTCAAAATGACTTTGAAAGTAAGAGTAGTTAATAATGACTCAGATGTCAAAAAGAACAATGATGAAATCAAAAAAGTTGAAAAGGAAGAAAATAAAAAAGGAAAAGTTGCTCAAGTTAAGAGAAGCAAAGGAAAAGGTAGAAGAAAATGATGGAAGAATATGTGAAAGCAATGCTTGGGAAAATAGATACATCTTTGATTGCTAAAATAACAAAAGTGCATGGAAATGGATTTGTGGATGTTGAGCCAATGGCAGAGTTCCAAGATGTTAAATTACCGCCTATTTTACATGTCCCAATGTGCCAATTAGGGAACAAAAAATTTAATTTAAAAGTTAAATTTAAAGCTGGTGATGTAGTTCCAATTTTAATTTTAAGCCGAGACGCTAGTGGATATATTTCAAAAGAAAGCACAACAGCAAATACAAATAAACGGCATAATCTTACAAATGCTATTGCATTGCCTTTTTATATTCCAACTGATGTAAACCCTGATGTAGAGCCAAGCTCAATAGGAATAAACGGAAACATAAAAATGGAAGGAAACATCAAAACTGGAAATATAGAGAGTGGAGAAGTGAAAGCGAAAGCAGTTGATACAGAGAGTGGAACGAGTAAGGGTGGAGTTCCTTACATTCATCCGTAAAGGAGTGTGATTTATGGATATTAAATTGAATAATGCAACTGGCGAATTGTATATTGAAAATGGTGATGCGCAATTTTTTAAAGCAAAAGAAAAATATTTTGAAGTGATCCAGCAAATTGTTTTAATGTTGCATGTTCGTGAGGGAGAACTTGAATACGACACTAAATATGGATTGAATTTTGAAAAGTTATTTGGAACTCACGGAAATGAAAACGAAGTGTTAGAGCATATTAGAGATAAGATATTAAATAATTTCAGAGACTATTTAAGTAGATGCTATGTTGAAGTATATGAGTACGAGAACAGGCATTTAAAAGTTAATATTGGTATCATTTTTAATGACAACGAGAAAACTTTAATGAAAGGAGTTGGGATAGGTTGGCGAGAATAAAAGTTAATACGGTTCAGGACAATATGAATATTTTAAATAATGAATTAAAAACATTATTAAAAGCTGATTATTCTAACGACAAACGGAGTGCTTGGTATATGCTGATGTATCCAGTCGCTAGGCTTTTGAGAGAAAAAATGGAACGGCAACAGATTCAAGCTGACAAAATGAATTTGCTTAATTGCGAAGGAATTGAAATAGATGAGCATTTAGCAAATAGTCCGTTTTTTTTTAAGAGAAAGCAAGAAAGTCATGCGACTGTCAAAATTGAATTGGTTGGCGGGCTCAATGTAACTCTTGAAAAAGGTGATGTAATACTTGAGGCAAACGACGGAATAAGATACTCACTTAACCAAAACGGAACACTGAACAATAAAACTACTTTTGAGTTTGTTTGTGATACCGCAGGAGAGCAAGGGAACAAAGAGATTGGAAGCATTATCAAGATAGTTAAAGTTGTAAATGGAGTTTATGACTTTAAACAAAACGAGATTGCAGCTGGTGGGCAGGGACAAGAAAGTGATAATGAATATATAGAGCGTTGGTTTTTGAGCCGCAATGAGAGTGAATGGAATTTGGACGGAATTAGAGCGGAAGTATTAAAACAGGAAGGTGTTAAATCTGTTTATGCTGACGAAAATAAAACAATGACAGTTGATAGCAAAGGATTAGAACCGAAGTCGATTGTTTTAATTGTGGACGGCGGAAGAAATGAAGATATTGCAAAAGCAATATGGAGAAAAAAAGATCAGGCTATACAAATGAATGGAGATACAATTGTAACAGTTAAAGATAATCAAGGGATAGACAGAGAAATTAAGTTTTATAGACCACAAAAACGAGAAATAGAAGTGAATATTGATTTTACTGCGGCAAAAGATACTAACATTTTGCTGGATAATTTGAAAGATATTGTAAAAGAGTACTTAAAAAGTGTAGAAGTTGGTGATTATATCACATCATATCGTTGTGAAAGCGAGTACATTAGACAGATTTATTCGGCTGACAGATTGCTTAATATAGATGTTACTTTTAAATTTAAAAACGAAACAAGCGGATTTAAAAAGGTGCTAGAGTTAGGATTCAACGAGGTGGCAGAATATGCAGAGTAATTTTGATTACATGATGTCAAAATGTCCGTGGTGGCTAAAAAAGAATAACAATGTAAAGTCTTTTTACAAAGCGGTATCTAAATTGTTTGATGAAGTCGACAGAATTTATAACTTAATAGAAAAACAACATTTAGTAGATTATGCAAACGGAGAATTTTTGGATGATTTAGGAGAAAAATTTGATGTTTCGAGGAATGGGCAGACTGACGACAGATACAGAAATAGAATCAAATTAGCAATGAGAAAGTATAAATTAGTTCCTAACCTTGAAACTATCAGTAATATCGGAGAAATGTTTACTGGACTAACACCAGCAATTAATGTGAACACAGACAACGAACCGGCTCTATATGATGTTAAATTTATAAGCAATAAAGAGTACGATTACTCGCTAATTGATGAACTGGATTTAGGCAATATTGTTGGTGGTGGTGTAAAAGTAAATACACATAAATGCTTGGATAATTATGTAGTTGGAATGAGATTTGGAAGAAAAACATTAGGTCAAAATGTAATTAAAAATGAAGCTAAAAGAAATCCAGTTTGCGACTTTGCATATTCAAGATTTGGTCGATTTGGTCGCAATAAACTAGGGCAATTTGATTTGGGCGAAGACAATATTATTAATTTGAAATAGGAGGAAAAATGGCAAAATTAACAAAATTTAAGGCACAACAAGTTGAGTTTCCTACGCATTATGAAGTGGAAGAAACTAACAGAGGAAATAATAAAATAAAAAGTATTGTTCCAGCGTTTGGAAACATTAGAGAAAACGGAACGCCTGAAACAGAAGAAATTTATGACGGCTTACAGCTTGGAAATGTGCACACTTTACAAGCAAATAAAACAACAAATTTGAATATAGATTATTATGTCTGTAATTTGGACGGATTAAATGAGTTTGGAATAAACAATGATTTAAAATTAAGAATAAATGTTGATTCTAAAAATACTAATTCGACAACAAAATTAAGATTGAATAATAATGATTATACAATTTTAAAAGAGTACAACGGAAATTTAAAACAAATAGAAGCAGGAGATTTTAAACCGAATAAAACTTATGAATTAACATATAACGGAAGTCAATTTGTTGTGATAAACATTGATTCAAGATTAAATGAAATAATGGGATTAGAATTTGGCGGAAATATTCAAGACGTAGGGGATAAAGTTAGAGGGAAATGCTATTTTGATAACGTAACAAAATTTTATTATGAATGTATCGAAGACAATAGTCTGACATACAACGATTCAGGAAAATTTAGAGCGATAAGTAATAAACCACTTTCAGATAAAGTGGAAAATTTGTTCAGTTTTGGAAAAAATACGATTAAATTTTGGGATGGAACCATATTGGAACACGGTGTTGGCTTGGCGGGAAAATCTGGGACTTATGTAAGAAATACATTATCTAAAGATTTTAAGGGGATTTCCGCTGTTGTTCCAGTTCACCGAGGTTCTGATACATCTAATACAAATATTTCAGTTATAGCTTCGTCAAACAATACTTTTGACGCATATAGTTATAGAACAGGTGAAAATATATCGATATATTTCATTGCAATCGGGCGCTGGAAATGAGTGATGACGATAGGGGTTATCAAAATCCTACTGCTAACCAGTGGAATCTGCACCCAGATACAGTTGTTCCTTCCCTCGAAAATGCTTTAAATTGATTTTTTGAAATAGCGTCAAGTCCAACCGTACGAGTTCCGGAACCAACATCAGTTGCAACAATTGTAAGACATTTATTTTTAAAGCCTGTTGGAAAATTAAAAACTTTTCCGTTCTGTGCTTCGCTGTTAAAAATTTCAGCTTCGCCATACTGAATAACAAGAGTCCCAATTTTAAAAAAATTATTTCCGATTTCCAACAAATTTTCCAGTCTATAATGTATTAAAGACATTATAGAGGAGATGATAAAAATGGAATTGCAAGAGTTGAAAGGAAGAAATGCGGAGATTTATTTGGAGTATTTGAACAGTAGCATAGCAAAGAATGCAGCAACTAAAAACACGACTTATAAGACATATCTTAACAATATGAAACAGTTTGTTGAATATGTCAAAAAGTATGAAAATAATCGTTACTTGCTTAGTAAAGATACATTAAAATTTATTGTGAGTATCCTTGAGAGATATAT